GGTATATTAAGACCGAACTTATTTTCGCTCGAACATGGGATTGACTTCACGCCTACCAGAGGCCAGATGATGGGGTCTTATTTAAGCTTTCCGCTTTTATGCTTACAAAATTATATTGCGTTTGCATGGGCGGGCGGCGAGGATAAGCCTTGTCTGATCAATGGCGATGATATTCTGTTCCAGTCCTCACCCGAGTTCTCAAGGGAGTGGATGGATACAGTCAAGCATCTAGGGCTTGAAGTCGAAGAGACAAAAACGAGTGTGTCCGAATCCTATGGGACCTTGAATTCGACGTTGATAGTGCGCAAGCACGGTCGTTACGTCGTTCGCCAGACCCTTAGATTCGGTATGCTTAGAGAGTGTGAGGACGTTACTTCGTTGTCGGAAACTTTCGAAAGTTTTCTCGTTGGAATTCACGGGAATCAACGCTACAGAGCAGGAGTTGAATTTTTTAAATGGCACTTAGGGACATTAAAGAATCAGCGCTTGACTACTTTGGAGCTTGGTTTCCGAGGCGATTTAGCGTGGAGAATTACTAGGAAGTTTTCGCTCTTGATGAGTCCATTGACTTATGACGTACCTTTTCTTGGTCCCGACCACAATGTGGTAGTGCCGAAGGATCGTTGCGTTTTTGTCAAGCCAAGCTCATTAACGAGAGAAGACAGGAAGAAGAGCGCCCGGGAGATGGCCGCATGGAAATTTTCATGTGAATTTAAATCGTTAGCAAAAAGATCACGTTTGGATTTCTTCTTGAAACTATCTGAGATTCGTCCTAGTGCTCCGAATTTCTTACCTTATCTTTCGGGATTCGGTGAGGGTTCGAAACTTTCTAGGCCGACTTGGGCAGAGACGAGAAGATGGTATGTTACTCCGAAGGTCATTAGGGAACTTACGTTTCCTTTAATGATCGAACCGGAAGAGCAATTACCGCCTTACGAGGATTTTGATGCTGGCGAATGCCTGATAGAAGTTGGAAAATTTCTTCCGAAAGAATGATGCGAGGGTCTAACGCCGTAAGACGCCACACTATTTAGCGGTTCCGCCCTACGGGCTGCTTCTTTGTTGAATCATGTCGAGCGATTGATATGATGAATCGGCGCTTCATCTGTAGAGGTACAGATGACGCGTTGCTTAGAAGCGTGCACGGGTTGGATGACAGCGGTCATAGATGATAAACGTGGTTTAGCTTGGCCGGTCACCTGCAATAAGACCGAGGTGCGCTCCTGAAAGGGATGCCAAATGCTCGGAATCTCGCGGACTAGGAAAGAAGGATGTAGGCGTGTTGTAGGACACCTGAACCTTTGAAGAAATGAAG